TATAACGTGACGGCCCGGAACCGAGGGAGGTTTAGAACTTTTAATTATATAAAATGGGGAGTCTCGGTTCCTCTGGGCTGGGCGCTGGACCGGCAGTGGGAAGGTTGAGGCTAGGTTGGCTACGAAAGCTACAGACGTGCGAAGGGAGTCGTAGATATTTGCATGGCTTTGCAAATGTCTTCCAGTATCCGTTTAGCATCTAGTGTGTAGCCACTAGGGAAGCTCAGGCCGTATTACCGTTAGGTGCGTACCGTTTTATTGCTTCCGACCCAGTCTTCCCTTTCGGGTGGTACCGTTCTTCACGGTTGGGCCAAATGTATATCTCATGCCATTGAGGGCGCGACTCCTTACGCCCGGATACTTGTTTCTACCTTCTCCAATCGGTTTGATCCAGATTGGATTTACCTACGTTGCAAGCCTCACACAAGACTTGCAGATTACTTGGTTCAAGCTCCAGCTCTGGGAACTTGGAACGTGGCTTGATGTGGTCTACGTGTAAGTAGCCATCCTTCGAGCCACAGCACATACAGATTTTGCCATATTTTACAAAGATGGAGTACCTAAGCTGTCTCCATTCTTTAGTGATATAGAAGTCAGAACCCATGCCTTTTTGGTATATAGGCGCATTGCTTAAATTGACAGGCTTTGCCTTCTTTGATTGCTTTTTTGAAATGGCAGTAGCTCGTTGAGATATGAGCTTTTGAATTTCAGGGGATTGACTGGCTAGTTTGGCAAGTGTCTTCTTAGCCTTTTCTTGACGCTTCTTTTTTTTCTTGGCAGCGTCTTTGTAGATGGAAGGCTTGCCGTAGCTCATCGAAAGACGAACCGGGCCGATGGTGGGAGTTTTCATAATGGAAAGCCCATTGAAAAGACCTTGTTAGCGCCCCCCGATGGAGTTTTCGGAGGCAAGGCCTTATCAATAAGCTTTCAGTCTGGCGCTAAACAGACGATTAAGATTATACTCAGTTGCCAACTGTCGGCAACAATATTTTGGAGAGCTATATGACTAATTACGTGACTCCGTACGAGTTAAAAGATAACCGTGGGAATCTGTTTTTAAACAAGAAAAAGAAGAATGAGGACAGCCCGGACTGGTCGGGGAAGTTGAAGTTGAATGGGCAGGAGTTTTACCTGTCAGCATGGGAAAAGAAGACAAAAGCTGGGGATACGTTTTTTAATGTGTCTCTAGGAAAGATGGTCCCAGCACAGCCCACAATGAGCCAGCACAGTATAGATAAGGGCAATGGGTATGCCCCCGGCGATAGGAAAGACACGCTGGATGAGGAAATCCCATTCTGATATATTGACAGGGGGAAAGCGGATTTTACTGTTCGGCATATGCCCCCACGCGGCAGAAGTTCAGTAATGGAGCGAGTACCCATCCTATAACCCCAAAGGGAGCCACATGACCTACCTGTTAGCAATATCACTAAGCCTGCCACCGCCAGATACTTTAGAGAAGTGCTTCTGGCGACACTACTGTACGCTAGAGAAGTGCGTCAGTTGCTCAATCTGCTGTTATGAGTCATCCTGTATGAAAAGCTGTTTCTGAAATACGGGGGAAAGCTGTGTCGATCATCAGTAGGTCGTCAAGGGTTACAGTGAGTACCCCACCCGATAATCCGAAAGGAGCCATATGAAATACCTGTTCGCACTCTGGCTGGCAATTACAGCCCCTCTGGTCTACGCGACCTGCACCTATAACACTTACTGCGATGCTGGCCGGTGCGTTACTTGTACCACCTGTTGCTATGGAGCAAGTTGTAATACATCCTGCTACTAGCAGGATTTAGCCCAGCCGCAGGTGGCGCAGGTTTTTAGTTTGTTTTTCCCTGCTAACAGCGGCAGTGTGGAACCGCTCCCCTATGAATCGGTCAGACCACACGGACACCTCGGAAAGACGAGGACTAACACGCATGAGGATTGGCTTACTACTGGAAAGTCCGGACTAAAGGTAGTGAGATCAGCGGAGTGTCCTTAGTGACTAAGCGGCCTCGTAAGGGCGCAGTCCTCAGTCGTGTTGGTGAATGCGTAGGCTGATACGCGACGATTGCGGCCCCTCCCAGTCGGTGCTAATGCCGGAGATCAGTACCGGCCACCAACAACCTATAAAAGACTATGAGCGTAAGCAAACAAATACCATCGATTAAGAACTGGGGCGGCGTTCGCAGAATCCAAGAACGATTAGGCGGCTCCACCACCATCGCTAAAAACAGAGAAGCAGTGGCCTATGCCCTGCTAACGATTGCCAATACCAAGTTGACCGACATCATGGAGTGGGATGAAACCGGCAACATTAAGGTCAAAGCCAGCAAAGACATCCCTGAACACGCCCTGCAAGCAATCAAGTCCATTAAGGTCAACGAACGCTACGACAAAGAAGGCGGGTGCGTCAGAACACTCGACATCGAACTGTACGACAAAGTGGGTGTACTACGCATCTTGGCTAAAGCCTCTGGCCTATTGGATACCGTTGAGGATTCCGATAAACCGAGTGTGATCGGTATCAACGTCAAAGCCCCTGAGATCATCGACGCAGAGGAAGTCCGTGAGCAAAACTAAAGAAGCAGGTACCAAAGAGATGCCCGTAACCGGGCTGAACTTAGACTTTTCCACCAGCCCAATGGCGTGGAAATTCCTGCGGTCTAACGCTTTCGTTCGCGGCATCATGGGGCCAGTAGGTTCCGGCAAGTCATACGCCTGCTGCGCTGAGATCATGATGAAGGCCGTGCAGCAAAAGCCTTCTCCGATTGACGGCATCAAGTACAGCCGCTTTGCGATTGTCCGAAACAGCTACCCAATGCTGAAGACGACAACAATCAAGACATGGCTCGACCTGTTCCCAGAAAATACTTTCGGGCCACTGCTATGGACACCACCGATTACTCACCACATCCGACTGCCTGCGAGAGAAGGTGCCGCTGGAATCGATTGCGAAGTCATCTTCCTTGCACTGGATCAGCCAAAGGATGTCAGAAAGCTGCTGTCGTTGGAGTTGACTGGTGCATGGGTCAACGAAGCACGGGAACTACCCAAGGCAGTCATCGATGGACTGACACACCGAGTCGGACGATACCCGACTAAACGTGATGGTGGTGCAACTTGGCACGGCATCATCATGGATACCAACCCAATGGATGACGACCATTGGTGGTTCAGACTGGCAGAAAAGGAGAAAATGAGTGGGGCCTTCAAATGGGAGTTCTTCAGACAACCCGGTGGAGTCGAAGAAGCAGATGTTGCAGAACTTCCAGAAAATCCTGAAGCTAACGATTGCATCTATAGTGCAGGAAGATGGTGGAAAAAGAATAGCAAAGCTGAAAACATCGGCAATCTACCAGCAGGCTACTACCAGCAAATGCTCCTTGGAAAAAACCTAGACTGGATTCGCTGCTACGCCGAAGGTAAATACACTTATGTGCAGGAAGGCCGACCCGTATGGCCTGAGTACGACGACAATATGATGTCATCCGACTTGGATTACGACTCCAGCCTGCCCATCCACGTTGGCCTCGACTTCGGCTTGACCCCAGCCGCCGTCATCGGACAGAAAACAGGCGCAGGTACATGGAATATCCTGCACGAAATCGTCACCTTCGACATGGGCCTTGAGCGTTTCGGCCAGCAATTACTGGGTGAACTGAACGCCAGATACCCAAAAGCCCAAGTATTAGTGTGGGGCGACCCCGCCGGTATGCAACGTGACGCTATCTACGAAGTCACTGCCTTCGATCACCTGCGAACACTGGGGTTACGCGCACAACCTACCCCCAGTAACGACTTCAAAGTACGCCGGGAAGCCGCAGCCGCACCCATGCAACGCCTAATCGGCGGTAAACCCGGCCTGCGTGTGGACAAATCCTGCAAACTTCTTAGGAAATCCCTAGCCGGTGGCTACCACTTCAAGCGAATTTCAGTCGGCGCAGGGCAAGAACGCTTCCGGGACGCACCCAACAAGAATGAACACTCCCACGTTGGCGACGCATTCGGGTATCTACTGCTAGGTGGCGGCGAACACCGCAGAATGACCAAGAATTCCCACCTGCCCACAGGGACCTTCACCGCACAAACCATCGCTAACAGCGACTTCGATGTCTTCGCATGATCGCCTTCGACTTAAACGAACAAGTCCGTCGCCCCAATGGGGCGATTTTTATGCCTTACGCCCCAGACCATGTTAGTTACATAAATACTAACAACAAAGACATCCTCTGTATTGGGGATAGCGTTTCCCGTGAGCAACTGGTGACCGCTCAAGCCAACATGGGGGAGGCCACAACCGTCATGATCCACGGTCAACCCGTCGGCGTGTTCGGTATGGTGCCACTTTGGCCGGGCGTTGCCGAGATGTGGTTCATCCCAGATGAACGTCTACGCGCCTATCCTATATTCATGACCCGTGGCGGCAGAGCATTTATGGATATATGCGCGATATCCTACGGTTTACACCGGCAACAGATTACAGTAAGGTGCGACCACGAAGCAGCGGTTAAATGGGCGAATGCTATTGGCTTTAAGCAAGAAGGTATCTTAAAAGCCTATGGAACCGATAAGGCTGATTTCTACATGATGAGCATTGTGAGGCAAACATGAGTGGATTATTTGGCGGCAAAACAGATCGGTTAGTTAAAGAACAAATGGAAATGCAGCGCCAAGCTAATGAGCGCGAGTCGGCACGGATTAAAAAACAAGAAGACCAATTAGCCGAAATGAAAACAGAAGAAGCGATGCGGATGCAAGCGCAAGCCAGAGCTAGACGGCGTGGCGGTCAACGCGCATTGCTGTCTGCCGAGCGTATGGACGCAGAAACAGGAGTTCCACAATTGGTCGTAATGGAATAAGGAGCTAATCATGAGCGCTATAGCAAAAGGCGTTGGAAATGTATTTGTAAAAGCAGGTCAGGCGATAAGTGGCAAAACTCGGCAAGCAGTCCCAGCCGGAACAACGGCAACAGCATCAGCAAAAGCCGAGGCACCACAGCCTGCTGCCAGAATGGCAAGTCCTGAAGAAAAGGTTTTAGCACTACGTCGTCGCCGTGGTTCTCGCGCATTGCTTTCACAAGAGCGCGTAGATGCTGAAGCTGGCCTTGGCGGTCAGCAGACAACGCTCGGAGGAATGTAATGGAAAAGTCCGACAAGATGAAGAATAAAGTCACGAAGGTGATGCGCGAGTACAAAGCTGGCAAGCTGAAATCATCGAGCGGACAAAAGGTTAAGTCACGCGATCAGGCTGTGGCGATTGCAATGTCCGAAGCTGGATACAAGCAGAAAGGCAAGTGATGAAAGAAGTCTGGGATAAACCACGCCCTAAAGACTTGGGCGAACCAAAGAAGCTTTCTCCTATGCAGAAGAAGGCAGCACAGATGATGGCAAAGAAAGCTGGCCGTCCTTACCCAAATCTTGTCGATAACTTGGCGGCATCAAAAAAATGAAAAAGTTTTGTCCCGTTTGTTCCGAGGAAAAACAAATTGCTGATTTTTGGAAAGGGCAATATTGCTGCATAGACTGTCAAAAACAAAAACAAAAAAAATCTTGGAACAGCAGAACGCCAAAAAAAAGACTTGAGCAACATTTAAAATATAAATATGGGATAACTCACTCCGAATTTTCAAAAGCTTGGGACGAACAAAATGGATGTTGTTCAATTTGTAAAAAAGAATTGCCCGACTTAATGGTTTATGAAAATAGAAAAAGGGGTTATGCGATTGACCACAATCATGTTACAGGTGAGTTCCGTGGTATTTTGTGTTTGCCTTGCAACTCTGTTTTAGGCTTGGCAAAAGATTCTGTAGAAATTTTAAAGGCAGCCATTTATTACCTCGAAGAACGCGGGTCGTATGGCTTAACTTTGATAAGCAACATGAGAGCCGCGAAAGGTAAATAATGGCAACCAGAGCATTGCAGTTCGTGTCTGGCGATAGACACGCAAGGATTTACAAGTGGGAAGGTCTGCTGATAGGCGACGATGGTGCCGCGCTTCAGGTCGATGAGTTCCACCACATCACAATTCATGGCTTCGGTAGCTTTTCTGGTGGCGCAGGATTAAATATCCTCGGCTCAAACAGCGGTACAAACTTTGCTGTTACTAAGAAACATGACGTTGGATCAATGATCCTGACGGCTGACTCGATAGAAACTTTGCTAACAGAGCCACGGTTTATTAAGCCATCGATTACTTCTGGTAATGGAAGCACGGATATTGATTGCTGGGTGATCTTAAGGACTGACGGGACGACATGAGTAAGCTGAAGGACCCTGAAGGTGGTTTGACAGCCGCAGGCCGAGCGCACTTCAAGCGTAAAGAAGGCGCAAACCTAAAGCCGGGTGTCAAAGGCGCAGCCGATACGCCAGAGAAGATGCGGCGTAAGGGGTCGTTCTTGACGAGATTCTTTACCAATCCGTCTGGCCCGATGAAGAAGCCAAATGGGGAACCAACGCGATTGGCGTTGTCAGCAAAAGCATGGGGCGAACCAGTGCCAAGCGACCGTTCTGCCGCAGCAAAACTGGCAGCAAAAGGCAGGGCTTTATTGAAACGATACGAAGCGAGTAAAAAATAATGGCTTACTCAGTTGAAGAGATCATCAAGCGTCACAAGACCGCACGGGCAAAGAAAGAATTGTTCCGCGATTTGTACGAAGACGCTTACGAATTCTGCTTACCCCAGCGTAACCTCTACGGTGGGGAATACGAGGGCAAAAGCCCCGGCCAGAAAAAGATGGCACGGGTGTTTGACTCGACCGCGATCAACTCTATCCAACGGTTTGCGAACCGGATGCAGTCTGGTGTTTTCCCGCCACAGCGCAAGTGGTGCCGCCTAGAGCCGGGTCCTGATATTCCAGATGATCGTCGCTACGAAGCGCAGGTTGCACTCGACCAGTACACAGAGAAGATGTTCGCTGCCCTAAAGCAGTCGAACTTCGATATGGTTATTGGCGAGTTCTTGCTAGACCTGTCCATTGGTACCGCTGTCATGATGGTGCAGCCGGGAGATGATGACAATCCGATCAACTTTACCCCTGTGCCACAGTTCTTGGTGAGCTACGAGGAAGGTGCGAACGGTCAGGTAGACAATGTTTACCGCATGATGCGTATCAAAGGCGAGGCCGTCTTCCAGCAATGGAAGGGCGCGAAGGTTACAGGTGACCTTGCCCGGATGATTCAAGACAAGCCGACTGACGATTTCGACTTTGTTGAAGCTACCATCTACGACTATCGCCGTGGCGAATACCACTACTGCGTGATCCATGAGCAATCAAAGCAGAAGATTTATGAGCGCCTGCTAAAGCGTAGCCCGTGGGTCGTTAGCCGTTACATGAAGGTGGCCGGTGAAATCTATGGCCGTGGTCCTGCGATTACCGCGCTGCCTGACATCAAGACGCTGAATAAAACACTGGAACTCCTGCTAAAGAACGCATCACTGGCAATCAGTGGTGTGTACACCGCAGCAGATGATGGCGTGTTGAATCCGCAGACAGTGAAGATTATCCCCGGTGCGGTTATACCTGTGGCGAGAAACGGTGGTCCGCAAGGCGAGTCTCTCAAAGCATTGCCCCGTGCTGGGGATTTCAACGTCAGCCAGATCGTTATCAATGATCTGCGTCAAAGCATCAAGCGTACCCTGCTAGATGAGTCACTGCCACCGGACAATATGTCGGCAAGATCGGCCACCGAAGTCGTTGAGCGCATGAAAGAGCTGTCGCAAAACCTTGGCTCTGCTTTTGGACGCTTGATTAACGAAACCATGATTCCTTTGGTATCCAAAATCCTTGAGGTGATGGATGAAAAAGGCTTGATCGTAATGCCGCTGAAGGTCAACGGTATGCAGGTCAAGGTGTCGCCAGTAGCTCCGCTGGCAATGGCACAGAACATGGAAGAGATCAGCAACATTATGCAGTTCAAGCAGCTTGCTGAAGCGTTTGGTCCTGAAGGCCAGATGGCATTGAACAACGGTGAGACAGTCGATTACATCGGCGACAAGCTGGGTGTACCTGCCACACTGCGGATGAGTTCGATTGAGCGTCAGCAGGCAATGGCGCAGCAGGCACAGATCGCCGCAGCAATGGCTGAACAGCAAGGTATGGTGCCAGCCGGTGCGACACAAGTAGTAGAGCAGGCATCGGGTGAAATGGAAGAGGGGGTGATGTAATGGACTACGGCAAGCGACCAGACGGTAGCCCAAAGGGCAAAGGATTCTTCGGTGAAATCCCCCGCCCAGACGGCAATGTGATGACCGAGGTTAGCATTGGTGTAGGCTTAAACGGCAAGGAAACGCTGATCCCGTTGATCGTCCCGACACTTACCAAGCAAGAGTTGGATTACTTGCGTAAGAGCAATGTCGATTCACCTGACTTTATGAAGAAGATTCCTCCATCGATTATCGATAAGGCGGTTGATTATGCGGCAGGGAGAGTCAAGCAGAACAAGTCTCCCTTTGCTGATTCCACGGAGAAGTTTAGTTTGCCAACAAAATAGGGAGAGTTATGGCTGGGTGGGATGATTTAGAAGCAATTCCTACAGTCGATGCGGCTGAAGTTATATCAAAAAGAGAAGAACTAGACCGCTTAGTGCAGCGCGTGTTTGGCACTGAGGACGGTAAAAAATTGCTGCAATGGATGCGAGGGGCTTACCTTGAGAATCCATCGTGGCAACCCGGTGCGGATAACAGTTATGGCTACTGGCGCGAAGGTCAGAACGCCGTTATCCGCGATCTTGAAGCTCGAATAAGGAGAGCCCTGCAATGACAGACACAGCAGATACTGGTGGCCTTCTCGCCGGCGAATCGATTGATTCCGCTGACGAGGCGACAACCCCGGAGGCTGGTGTAAGTGTTCCACATATTGACCAACCAACATCCCAAAACCTGTCCGCTGAGATCGATGACGATCCGCTAGAGCGGCCAGACTATTGGCCCGAGAAGTTCTGGGTCAAAGACAAGAACGAACCCGACCTCGAAGGGCTGGCAAAATCCTACTCGGAACTGGAGAAAAAGTTTCGTGCAGGAAAGCACAAGGCTCCCGAAGGCGGTAAATACGATACTTCCGTGCTGGGCGAGGACATCTCCGATGATCCTTTGGCAAGTGCTTATGTCGGCTGGGCGGCTAAATACGGTCTAAGCCAAGAAGCATTTGACGAAATGGCAAGTCAGTTTGGCGAGATCATGGGCGCTCAGTCCGAGATGACCCAGCAAAGTGCCGAGCGGGAACGGGCATTACTAGGTCCTAAAGCCGATGCCATCATCCAAGGCCATGCCCAGTGGGCAAGAGGTCTGGTGCAAAAGGGTATCTGGTCTGCGGACGACTTCGAAGAGTTTAAGGTCTGGGGCGGCACAGCCAAAGGTCTTAACGCTTTGACAAAACTTCGGGAGGCCTATGAGGGCCGGGTTCCTGTAGAATCCGTTCCTCTTGAGGGTGCGCCTAGTAAGGACGAACTCTACGAGATGGTAGGTCGCCCAGAGTACAAGACCGATCCACAATATCGGCGCAAAGTCGAAAAGCTTTTTCAGCAGGCGTTTGGCAGCTAACCTCCTCCTTCGTGGAGACTTCCCCGCTTCGGCGGGGTTTTTTATTTGCAATTTCCAAAAATGTAGTGTATAAGCTTGTCACAAGGACAACCCTTGTGGCCCTTTATAGAAGTGAACCTTCTCGCATTGGCGTGGCGTAAACGCAAGTCGCGGCCCAGTAATTCTGGATAACCAAGGCAAAGAGTGTTTTTTTAACTTTTTGACGAGGTAATAATATGGCAATCTCAGTATCTAATGCCTTTGTTACCCTGTTCGATGCCGAAGTTAAGCAGGCTTATCAAGCTGAGTCGGTCCTGCGTAACACGGTTCGTCTTCGTACAGGTGTAGAGGCTGCAACCCACAAGTTCCCGAAAATCGGCAAGGGCGTTGCAACAGTTCGCGTTCCGCAAACTGATGTTACTCCGCTGAATGTTACTTACTCGCAAGTAACCGCGACCCTAAGTGACTATATCGCTGCCGAATACTCGGACATTTTCAACCAAGCTAAGATCAACTTTGACGAGCGTCAAGAACTCGTTCAGGTTGTGTCGAAGTCGATTGCTCGTCGTCAAGACCAGCTTATCATCGATGCTCTGACAAACTCCAGCACTGGCTTGACCGTTGCTTCCAGCGTTGGTGGTGCAAACAGCAACATGAATCTGGACAAGCTGCTGTCGGCTAAGAAGCAGTTGGATGCCAAGAACGTCCCTCCGACTGACCGCTTCATTGTCATCCACGCTAACAACCTCGCGTCGTTGCTGGACGAGACTGAAGTGAAATCGTCTGACTTCAACACCGTCAAGGCACTGGTGGCTGGTCAGCTTGATACCTATCTGGGCTTCAAGTTCATCACCATTGGCGACCGCGACGAAGGTGGTCTTGCAATTTCGTCGGGTGATCGCAAGGTCTATGCGTTCCACAAGCAAGCAGTGGGTATGGCTGAAGGCATGGGCCTGACCACTCGCATCGATTACATCCCAGAGAAGACTTCGTATCTGGTTGCTTCGATGTTCTCGGCTGGTGCTGTGGCTATCGACGCTGAAGGCATCGTGGAAATCACTTGCGATGAAAACGGCGCGTAAAGGAGAGTAATCATGGCATTTTCAGCAACTGGCTTTACTGCCTACTCCACGTCAAAGCGTGGCAATGCGCCTTCGATGTATGCTTACAAGACAACCGATGCAATTGCGGATGTCAATACATCTGGGTATTTCAACTCACTATCAAGCACCCTTGAAGTGGGCGACATCATCCACTGCGTGACTTCGACCGGCACGACCGCCGTCGTCACTTTAGTGTATGTTGTGTCCAATGCATCTGGTGTTGTGGACGTAACTGACGGCACTACGCTGTCAAATACTGACAGCGATTAAGCTGTCATCACTGAAGTGTCGGGGGCTGGTCTCTTTTAAGGGATCGGCCCCTTCTCACATTAAGAGGTTTACATGGCAGCAGGCGATACATCAATTCGAATCTGTTCTGATGCGTTACTGCTGATCGGAGCAAAACCTATTTCGTCGTTCAGTGAAGGTACAGACGCAGCCAACATTTGCGACCGTATCTATCCCAACGTCCGCGATTCACTGCTACAGCAGTATCCGTGGGCTTTCTCATTCAAAAAAGTCTCACTGTCCCAGATTATTACTGCCCCAATCAATGAATGGCGGTACGCTTACCAGCTCCCTGCGGATCGTATTGGCCCACCCCGTGCTGCATTTACCAGCACCGCTGTCGGTGAGCGTCCGTTCCAGCAATGGGAGATTTATGAAGACAAACTATTAACTAACTCGCCTACGATAGTTGTTGACTATCAGTTCTCGGTACCTGAAAACAAGATGCCGGTGTACTTCGTTCAGTTGTTGAAGTACATGATGGCATGGCATTTGGCAGAACCGCTGACCGATCAGGCCAGCAAGGCACAATATTGGCAAGGTGTTGCGGTTGGCGCTCCGTCTGAGAATGGCCGTGGTGGCTACTTCCGCATTGCTGCCAACATCGAAGGCCAAGGCCAGCCACCGCAGTCGATTGAAGATTACAGCCTAATTGCTGTGAGGTATTGATGACACGCTTCATCAACATTCAGACCAACTTTACTTCGGGTGAGATTGACCCGTTGCTCCGTGCGCGTATTGACCTAAAGCAATACGAGAATGCCTGCGAGAAGTTGACGAATGTTATTGTGCAGCCACAGGGCGGTGTAAAGCGTCGTTCAGGCTTAAAGTACATTGCAGAGATTGCTAATGCCTCATCTGGCGCACGGTTAGTTCCGTTTGAGTTCTCGGTAACAGACAGCTATATGTTGTGCTTTACCAATAACCAGATGGCTGTCTTTAAGGATGGCGTACTGATTACGAACATCAATGCGTCTGGCAACGATTATCTAAGCACCAGTGGCGTTGGCTTGACAGGTTCTCGCTTAAACACCATCTGCTACACGCAGTCAGCAGATACCATGATTATTGTCCACCCGGACGTTGCCCCAGTTAAATTAGTGCGTGGTGCCAATGATGCGTCTTGGACAATATCTACGATTACTTTTGATTCGATCCCGTTTTACGCATTTACTCAGACCTTTACGAATCCTGCTGCGACGCTTACCCCTGATAAGACTTCTGGGACGGTTAAGGTTACGGCATCCGCTTCGGTGTTTACGTCTGGCAGCGTCGGGCAATACATCAATGCTACGCCGCAGGGACGATTAAGGATAACGGCTTTTGATTCTGGCACGGTGGTACGTGGAATTACTGAGATTCCCTTCTTCGATACAAACGCCATTGCCAGTGGTTCATGGGAAGTCGAAGGCGGCTACGAAGCTGTTTGGTCTAGCACTAAGGGCTGGCCGAGAACCGTCACTTTCCACGAAGGACGGCTGTACTTTGGCGGCAGTAAGTCCAGAGTGTCAACGATCTGGGGCAGCAAGGTAGGTTTGTTCTTCGACTTTAGACCGGACAGTGGATATGAAGACGATGCGCTTGAGGCAACTCTGGACACGAACCAGCTTAATACCATCGTTGATCTTATTTCAGCTCGTGATCTTCAAGTGTTTACTACTGGTGCTGAGTTCTATGTGCCGCAGTCTGGTCTGGACCCTATCACGCCGACCAACTTCTTTGTCAAAGGCGCAAGTAAGAACGGAGCAAAAGAAGGTGTCCGAGTTCAGCAGCTTGACGGCAGTACCATCTACCTACAGCGCCAAGGCAAGTCGCTTAACGAATTCCTCTACACGGATACCGAAGCGACTTATGTAACGCAGCGTGTATCGCTGTTGTCTTCGCACTTGATGAAGAACCCAAAGCGTCTTGCTTTGCGGAAAGCAACGTCTACCGATGAAGGTGACTTGCTGCTGATACCGAATGTAAGTGATGGCACAATGGCGGCTTACACAATCCTAAGAAGCCAGCAGATTGTCGCTGCTACAGAGTTTACGACCGACGGCACGTTTGAAGAAGTTGGCGTAGATGTAACCGATATTTATGTACTGGTGAAACGAGTTATTGGTGGAACGAATCGTTACTTTGTTGAGCTGTTTACCGATGGTACTTTCACCGATTGTAACAAGACTGGTGGTGCTGGTTCTGGTGCTTCAGGCCTGCCGCTTAATGGCAAGACTGTTAATGTCATAGCCGATGGCGTTGTGCTGGAGAACGAGGTGGTGGCAAGTGGTGCGGTAACATTTGAGCGCCCGGCTGCAACTAGCTACGAGGTTGGCTTGCCGTTTAACACTCGCGTCAAGACCATGCCTGTTGAGGTAAAGACAACGGCTGGCGTTAGAACATCCTTCAAGAAGCGCATTGTTGAAGTCAATGCGATTGTTTACGAGACACAGCACTTTGTTATCAACGACAAGCTAGTGACGTTTAAGAAGTTTGGTGAAGATATTCTTGACCAACCTGAACCGTCATATACTGGCATCAAGGAACTTGAAGGCATCCTTGGCTACACCAGAGAAGCATACGTCGATGTCACGCAGACTTTGCCGCTGAAGATGACATTGCTTGGTCTTGAATATAAAGTGTCTACTTACGCGGGGACATAATGCAGGCTATTCCTTATATTTTTGCCGCAGTTGCCGCTGGCTCCAAGATTTATGGTGGCATCCAGCAGCAGAAAATGTACAACTTTCAGGCCGAGCAAACTCGCCTGCAAGGTGAACGAGAGGCTTTGAAAGGCCGCATTACTGCGCTGAACTACAACAATCAGGCATTGGACATTCTGAAGAACCAGCGCCGTTTCTACGCTGCGGTCAACGCTCGTGCAGCGGCTGGTGGCGTACTAAGCCAAGAAGGTTCTGCGGCAGAAGTTGCATTCCAGCAAGGTGTGCAATCTAGCCGTGATTTTGATATTTCACGCGAGAACGCGATCCAATCACTGAATGCTGGCTTAGAGGCACAACTGGCTTCTGGCGTACAGGCAGACATCTACCGCTCGGCTGGTAAGGCAGCGATGACCTCGGCATTGTTCGATGCTGCGATTGGTTCCGTCTTTGCGTTCAAGGCAGGTAAAGATTTAATGACACCATCCACGGGTGGTGGAAGTCCGTTTGCGCCGATTGAAGAGCGCAGCATTGGCTACGGAATGGAATCTTGACATGGCTGAATTACCTAAAGTACAAGCCGCCAATGTACAACGTGCAGCACTTGCTGACGTTCCTTCCTTACGCTTTGAGGACTTAGCAGTCACTGCCAGAGCTGGCGGCAACATTGGCGATGCACTTGATCGGATGTCGCAGTCCTTGCTTAAGGCGCAAGAGGAAGATGTTCGCCGTAAGGCAGCAGAGTATGCGATTGAAAGGCCGCTGACCCCAGAACAATGGGCTGACATTCGACGCGAACCTAAAGAGCTAGACAAGTACTTCAAAGGTCAGGGCAAGGTTTTCAAAGAAACCTACATGGCCGCACAGGCATCTCAGCTAAGTTCGGAGTTGACGGTCCGGCTTGAGAACCAGTTTGACCTGTTAAAGAAAAAGCTTGAGTTAGGCGAGATTAAAGAAGCAGAAGCTGTCAAGGCAGTACAAGATGCCATTGATGGCTCAGTTCCAGTTGTCGCCTCGATGAGTCCAGAAGTCGGCTTAAAGTTCAAAGCCAATGTGGCTATGCGCGGATCGTCTGTGTACGAGAAAGCCGTGCAGATGACGGCAAGGCGCACTAAGGCGACTGATGAAATTGTACTGAAGCAGTATACCGACAATATCCCTACGCAAATTGATGCTCGAATAGCCAATTTAATTGGCTCTGGTATCCCAGTTGATATGCGGGATGTTGAGGCTCTTGTCTTGCAAGAACCTGCCAGATTTGCCGCAAAGCATGGTGATGAAAATACATTCTTTGCGCCTGCAAAGAAAGCATTCCGAGCTGCTGTTACCGCAAGAATCAAGGATGCTGTCAACTCGCCTGCTGCTTTGGACAATCCACAGATTGTTCAGAAAGCATTAGAAAGTGGACAATTCAATATCAAGGTCAATGTTGCTGGCAATGAGGTGCCGATTGACTTGCAGGCCGAGTGGAACTACCTGAACGACGAAGAGAAGAACGCTGTCCGTGCAGAGTTCAATGCTGGATTCAATGCGCGTTATAACTTAATTACCAAGAGCCGTGAGATTGATAAGTTGACTTCATCTCGGGCGGTCGTTGAAGTTGCTGAAGGATTAAAAAGCAAGTTGCTGGCTTTGGATGCCAATGATCCGGGCGTGAGTGAAGCAGGCATCTCTGAGTTCTTGGCTGGGAAAGCCAAAGAGTTTAATAGTACGGCTTCGGCTGTCAATTCTCCTGAGATTACCAAAGCTGCATCGGACGGCCTGATGGTCGTTTATAAGCAGTTTATCTCTGACTTTGTACAAACAAAGATGACACCGGACCAGCAAAAGAATCTGGTGCTTGGTCAGCCTGCTACTGGCGACAACTCTAAGTCGATCAACTACATCTTCCAGTCTGCTGATCTGGCTACCAAAGTTGAACTTCAGAAACATCTGCGTGAGGAAATCACTGCGCGTAACTCATTCCTTGCCAGCGAAGACCGTCGTGTAGAAGACGCTCGTAAAGATGCGGTAAGAGAAAAAATACAAATAATCTTTGGGAATCCTAGAAACTCTCAAAAAGTTAAAGTTGCGCTTGCTGAACTAAAAACGCTTGATTCCCTCAAGTGGACTGATATTACTAAAGCATTTGCGGCTGGCCGTACCCAAGATGATGCCGGCACAATTCGTCAGCTACAGATTGCCAGAGCGAATGGCACACTGAATACAGACATGGTGTTGCGATTAGGCAGTAACTTGACAATAAATTCTCAAGAGCAATACTTTGGTTATGCTTTGACAACATCTGACAAAGAGAATGAGATTGCGCTGACTACGGCAAGAAACAAGCTTAAGTACACCAGAGACATTGCTGCTGCGGTCAACAAGACTGCTTCTGACATTGAGGCACAAAACTCCTACATTGCTGTTGAGACGGAGTTTTCTAATCGCTTCCTGAAGAATCGTCAGCAGATTGGCGCTAAAGATTACAAGCCTTGGAATGCTGTGCAGGAAATGGATAGTCTGCTGAAAGATGCGGTCAAAGACAAAGAGGCAAAGGTTGTTAATGGCGCTCGATCAAGGGTCGATTCGTTCCGCAATACTTACTTGCCAAAAGGTAAGACATATACTGATGATGCTATTCGCACTCAAATTCAATTGAGTATTTCTGGGCAGAAGAATGACCTGACGACGAAGCTTGCCCCGCAAGACTTGCGCTTGTACATCAATGATCTTGATTCGCTGAAGGGCAAATAATGGATTTCGATCAAGAATATCTAAAAGCCAAGATCATGAAGTCTGGCGACCAGCCGCTTGATATGCGGTTGGATGCTGATGGCGTGATGCGCTACTACCTACCTGAAGCAGAAGTGGCGATGGAAGAAGCGCCTGCGCCTGCACCGTCATTGCCTGAAGTCGTGGTTACTGGTAGCTTGCCGAAGCCTGAGAAGAAGGTTGTGAAGCCACCAGTGTCGCCAAAGCAAGGTCAACTTGATCTGGGTGAGGCAAAGCCAATCCAGCCTGCTGGTGCGATGGGTGTACTGAAGACTGTAGGCGAGATGATCCAGTCTGGTGCTGAGAAGATTGACTTTGATGTGCTGGGCTTGCCCGGCATTGGCACACTGACGCTGAAGGACTTGACCGTTGGTGACTTGGGTAAAGTGCTAGTCAACATTGCGGAAGGCTTCCCGCCTGTGACTGGTAGCGGCCAGACGTTAAGCCCGACAATGGAGTCGGCTGAACTAATTAACTTGGCTCCGGTAGCCGGGGCTGCATACAAAGGCGGCAAAATGCTTGCCAAAGGTGTGGTATCTGGCACCAAGTCTTTGGCTCCTGTTGCCGGCGAGATGTTCTCAAACTACGCAGAACGTACCGGCCTCACTCAATATGTAGTTAATCCAAGTCGCGTATTCGCTAATTCTTCTGGAGAATACATTCAGCCGACTCGTCGTTTAAAGTCATTGGTTGATAAGCTTGAGTCTGGCTCTATCAGTGAGCAAAGATACATTGAGGAAACAAAGACTCTTAGCAGCCAGATGAAGGAGCGTGTTACTAAGGTAACGCCAGATGACAAGGTTCGTGGCGCTGACGAGATAACTAGACGTTTGCTTGGCGCGTTGAATCCTAATGCACAAATTCAACTGAAAGAAGAAACAGTTCGATTTGCTAAATGGCTTCTTGATAACAATCCGCAACTTGCTACTGACCTTGGCATTTCCATTAAAGGTGCTGGTGAAAAAGGAACTGCTGGCAGTTATAGGTCTATTGACATGGTTGCGACTATTTTTGCTGACAAAGCAAATCCGACAACCGGGGTGCATGAGATTTTGCATCACACCGAACAAATGATGCCGGTTGCTGTGCAGAATGGAATTCTGGACGAATGGACAAAATCTTACCTTAGTGCATACCGGACTGCCGACCCGAAAGTTCAGGCGTATCTGAAGCAGATTCCTGATGCAATCGCAGGTAAGCCGCTTGCACGAAACCTGATTATGGAAGGTTTTAAGAAGGGTGTATTGAATTACGATGCTCATTATCAGCTTGTAAACCCATCTGAATACTGGGCTGTTAATGCGACAAGGCTAATGAAGTCTCGTTACGAAGCTGGCTCTTGGATAGGCAAGGCAAAAGTTTGGCTCAATGAGTTTACTGAACAAGCAAAAGGTGCTTTTGGTTTGCCATCAGATTCTCCTGTCTTGAAGGGTTTAAAAGACGTTACCAAAGGGTCCGGGCAATTGCAAAGTGAAATGCTGACTGGTACAGAAAATGTTGCCGAATCTGCTGGTCGTGTTAAAAAGCAGAGACAGCAAGCCGAGGAAAGAAAGAACATCGTAAAAGGCGCTGCTGTAACTGGTGCTGCATTGTCAATGACTGGTGAGCAGGAGAAGAAGTAAATGGCTATCCAACAAGGCATTGAGAACAAGCTGGATCAGATGACGGCATCTGTTGCTGCTGAGACTATCCCAGTACCGGATGCGTCCCCAATTGATGTTCAAGAGGTTGAGCAGGAAGTTGCTGTCCAGACAGGTGTTGCGCCAGAAGAGTTCCCGGAGTACGAGCCGTTAGCTACCATCGGTGAAAAGGTCGGTGGGCTTGTTATCAAAGGCGCTAAGAAGATGCTGCCGAAGAAGGCGGCTACCACAGTAGAGGAAGCTGTTCAGGCTGTCCCCAAGGTTATTGAGCGCGTCAAGAATGCCACCAAAGCTGCTGAACAGCGCAGCGTGATGATTGATGAGCCGGTTGAGCCAAAGGTCCGTGGTAATACCATCACAATTATGCCGGAGACTGAAGCCGGTATGCAGTCGTTTCTGGATGGCCTTGGCGCTCAGAAGGGCAAAGGCATCAACATTGTCCGTCTGATCGACGATGCCACTGGTGATGCAAGGGATAGCCTTGAGTACCTGAATGCGATCAAGAACGCCAACCCTGATCTGATTGAGTCTGCCCGTCGTGGCACATTGAACATGGATGCGTTGATGGCTGCGGCTGAAGCCCGTGGCATGGACGACATCGTTAAGATGTTCCTGAACCGCAAAGAGGGCGAGGTCTTCAATGCAGAGGACTTCTTAGCTGGTTTCATCTCATCGGTTGCGCTGAACAACGAAGCCCGTGCTTTGGGCAAGAAGGCTATCCAGACTGGCACAGATGCCGACAAGGCTGCATGGCTGAAGGTTGTCAACGCTGAAGCCGATATGCTGGCCTCAGTATCTGGTGTGGCAAGTGAGAGCGCCAGAACCATGTATACGGTCAGTCAGTTGGCACAGACCACTGGCATTGACATGGCATCGATTGCTGGCCGCTCACAGAATATTCAGCAGATTGCCAGAGACTTTGGTGGTGGCAAGAACATTGATGTTGCTATCCGGCTATATGAGAGTTTAAACAATCCTGCCCAGCAGGCACGGTTTATTAAGAAAAGCATTGCTGCCAAAACTATTGATTCCTTGATGGAGATTTATATTAACTCCATCCTGAGTAGTCCAGTTACCCACATGGTCAACGTCACATCGAACTTTATTCGATTGGTCGCTGACATTCCTGAGACAGCATTGGCTGGTGTTATTGGGAAGGCAAGGACTTCAATTACAGGATCAAAGGATCGGGTGTATTCCAGCGAGGCATTTGCTTCGTTGTCTGATCTGCCTGAAATCATGCGTGACTCGTTCTTGATTGGCGGCAAGGTGTTTGCCCGTGGTGAGCCTGTCAGCACTGTCAGCAAATTGGAATTAGATACCCGTAAGGCAATCACTGCAAAGAACTTTGACATCCCTGAAAACAGTCTTGGTGGCCGTGCTGTCGATGTGTTGGGTAACTACTACCGGTTGCCGGGCAGATTCTTGGTGACAGAAGACGAAGTATTTAAGTCGGTAGCTTCCCAGCATTTGCTGCGTAAGGCGGCAAAGCGCGACAGCATGAAGCTGTACGATGACCTATTAGAGCAAGGTCAAAGCAAAGAGTTTGCTCGTCAGGCTGCGGCCAAGCGGTACGCAGAAACGATGAGCGCACCGCCTGAAACTGTCATCGATGATGTCCGTGAAGGTGCAAAGGAGATGGTATTCCAAGGCGATCTGCCTGACTTCCTTGCAAAGATGGAGCCGTTCTTCAACCATCCGGCTGTCAAGCTGATCGTCCCGTTCTACAAGACACCAAGTAATGTCATTCTGCAAACAATAGAGCGCAGCCCGGCACAGTTCTTTAATCCAAAGTTTTACCAGACTTTGAAGGCTGGTGGTCCTGAAGCTGATCTGGCTTTGTCCAAGGCAGCACTAGGTTCGTCTGTATTTAGCATGATCGCTTGGGGCGCTATGGGTGGCTTTGGCGACAACGTGATGATTACTGGTGCTGGCCCTAGTAACTTTGCCGCACAGGAAAACTTGCAGGCAATGGGCATCATGCCGTACACCATCAACTTCAAGGATGCTGATGGCAACTGGACTGGCTACAGCTACAACCAGCTAGGACCGGAGGCTGGTGTCATTGCGATGGCTGCTGACTTTGCCTACTACGCCCAGCACGAAGAAGACAACTCAGTGCTTGAGAATTTGGCATTGGCGATGACTCTTGGAACAGCCGAGATTATGACTAGCCTACCTATGGTCGAAGGCATTGCGGACATCTCGAAAGCCTTTGGAGCGCAGCAGCCAGAATTAAGGGACAAGCTGAAAAGATTCGGCGAAGTTTCCTCAGAGAAAGTTGTGTCTGCTGGCCTGAATGTCTTCCCAACTGTCTCGTCTGGCTTTGCAGCCACAGAGCGTTGGATCATGCCGGATGGCTCCAGCACAAGGCTGCCAGCCAAGGGTATGCTTGGTGAGGACCCTACTCGGCTTCCATTCTATTTGCGAGGCTTCTACGAGGCGCTACAGAAGGCCAAGGCGCGTAATCCGTTCTTCTCTAAGGATATGCCACCAAAGCTTAACCGTTGGGCTGAAACTGTCCCACAGGGCAATGGCTCGGCATATGAACTGTTCACCCCGTGGAAAACCTATAGCCAGCAATATAGCCAAGTTGGCAAGGAATTGCAGCGACTGGAGGCTGGCATAAAAATGCCAGAAAAGAAAAAAGGTGGTGTTATTTTTAACGCCGAGCAATATAATTTTCTTCTGAAAACGGCGATGGAGATTGATGCTGCTGGCCGGGGTCCGGGAGAGAAGAGCGCAACTGGGGATGGGTACGATCCCGGTGCCACAATGTATTCGATGATGGTCAATAAGATTCGTTCACCAGAGTACGCCCTGATGGACAAGGAGCAAAAGGCTGATTCTTTGCAGGCAATCGCTTCTGTCTTTGACAGGATGGCACTGGAGAAGCTGAAGATGAAAGACCCCGATCTCGCAACCCGTTTAAGGCTTGAGGACTAAGAGGTAACAATATGGCAATCGATATTTCTGATGTACTGCGTAGAGTTGTCTATGCGCCTAATGGTACAGGACCGTATCAGTTTACCTTCGAGGTTCTCGCGCAGACAGACATTGCTGTCTATCGTGGCTCCACGTTGCTGACACTAACGACTGACTATACCGTCAGTCTTAATGTCGATGGCACTGGCTCGGTTACGCTGGTAACTACCGCAGGCACAAGTAACATCACCATCGTTGGGGACCGTGGTATTGCCCGGTCTACTGACTTCGTGACTGGTGGCGATCTGCTGGCTAACTCGCTGAACGAAGAGTTAGATGCTCAGACGATCTTCAATCAGCAGACATATGAGTTGGCACTTCGTGGTCTAAAGGCTCCGGTCTATGACCCGACTGACATCAACATGACGCTGCCAAGCAAGTCATCTCGCGCAAACAAAACTTTGTCATTTGATGCAGATGGTAATCCAACGCCGGGTGTCTCTGCGGCTGATGTCGCCAATGCGGTGACCTATGCGACCAATGCGGCTAACAGTGCCACAGCGGCTGCGGCATCGGCTAGTGCGGCGGCAAGCTCGGCCTCAAGCGCGTCAAGCTCTGCCAGCACAGCAACGACGCAGGCCAGCAATGCCTCGACCTCTGCGTCGAATGCTTCGACCAGTGCGACGAACGCATCCAACTCGGCCAGCTCGGCATCGACTAGCGCCACCAACGCAGCAACCTCGGAGACGAACGCATCCAACAGCGCGAGTGCAGCTAGTACGTCGGCGACCAACGCATCGAACTCAGCAACAGCTGCCAGCACGTCTGCCAGCAATGCCAGCACAAGTGCAACAAACGCAGCGAACAGCGCCACTGCTGCGGCCACAAGTGAAACAAATGCAGCGACATCTGCTGCGGCTGCTGCGGCTGCGCTGGATAACTTTGATGATCGCTACCTTGGCGCGAAGTCTAGTAACCCGACGGTCGACAACGACGGCAACGCGCTGCTGACAGGTGCGCTGTACTACCGCACGACAACGCCTGTGGGCATGAAGGTCTACGACGGCGCTCAGTGGCTTGAGGCTTCTGCTGCCCAGCAGTCTTTGCTGGTGACATATGAGTATGTCGCTACTGCAGGCCAGACCACCTTCTCCGGCACAGATGCCAACGGCGCGACTCTGTCCTATGTCGCCAACAGCATCAGCGTATCGTTGAACGGCGTGACGCTGCGTCCGGGTGATGACTACACCGCGACCAACGGCACCAGCGTTGTGCTGAATGTTGCTGCTGCGCTGAATGATGATCTGATGGTGATCGCCTTCGCTGTGTTTAACGTGGCGAATGCTGTCGCTAAGACCGGCGACACGATGACCGGATCGCTGCTGCTGCCTGCTGGTACTGTTTCGGCTCCTGCGCTGACTACCTCTGCCGATACCAATACGGGGATATTCTTCCCTGCTGCTGACACCATAGCCTTTGCTGAAGGCGGCGTGGAAGCGATGCGGATTGATAGCAACGCGAATGTGGGCTTGGGGGTTACGCCGAGTGCGTGGCAGACTGGATTTAGAGTTCTTCAAATTGGTAGTACGGGGTCTTTGTATTCAAACAATACAGCTGCCGTTGCGAATAATTTTTATGTTGATTCGGGTGGCACTAACAGATACTTAACCTCCAGTTTTGCTACGGCATATCTTCAAAACAGTTCTGGGCAACATGCTTGGTACAACGCAGCCTCCGGCACAGCAGGTAACGCTATTACCTTCACACAGGCGATGACGCTCGACTCCAGCGGTAATCTGCTGGTGGGGACGACGGGTGGAGGAAAAAGGCTAAGTGTAGCTGGCTCCAATAACGTAGACCTTTCCTACACAAACAGTGACGGCGGGTACACATGGAATTCTGGCCCGCTTGGCACAAGTCTTTCCGGGAGATTCAACTGGTATTACGCCAATACTACAAGCGACCGGATGTATCTCACGACAGGCGGTGCGCTTTATAACTCTACCGGGACATACGGGACAATTTCCGATGTTTCTTTAAAAGAAAACATTGTTGACGCAACTCCTAAACTTGCTGATTTGATGCGTGTGCGGGTTCGCAACTACAACATGAAAGCTGACCCTGAGAAGCGGAAAGTCATCGGTGTTGTGGCTCAAGAACTGGAAGAAGTGTTCCCCGGCCTTATTGAAGAAACGGTTAACCGAGTCGCGCTTGAAAATGGCACGTTTGAAGAAAACTCCGTCAAGGCCGTTAAGTACAGCGTGCTTACGACCATTCTTGTCAAAGCCATCCAAGAACAACAGCAGATGATTGAAACACTACAGGCGAAAGTCGCCGCATTGGAGGCCAAATAATGCCACGATCCAGAGAACTAGCAGAACTTGCCACCAGCTATGACAGCGGTGGCTCACTTGGTTTCCGTAACCGCATCATTAACGGTGACTGTAGGATCGACCAGCGCAATAACGGTGCGAGTGTGACGATCCCCGCCACGACAAGTCAATTCACGCTTGATCGCTGGATGGTGCAGTCGTTTGGAGCAAATAAATTTAGTGTTCAACAAACGCCGAGCGCAACTGAAACTGGTTTTGGTACACGCATAGCTGCGGGTTTTCAAAACTATTTGGGAATTACGTCTTTGGCGGCTACTTCATCGGCTTCCGGCGACTACTACGCGCTATTTCATTTTATTGAAGGCTTCAATGTTGCCGATCTTGCGTGGGGTACATCCGCTGCCAAGCCAATCGTTTTGTCTTTCTTGGTCTACTCATCTTTAACTGGGACTTTTAGCGGCTCTCTAAAAAATAGCGCAGATAACCGCTCTTATGTGTTCACCTACACGGTAAGCGCTGCAAACACATGGACGACCATCAACATCAACATTTCCGGGGATACGACAGGTACATGGCTCGTTAACAACGGCAAAGGTCTCGCTCTGGTCTTCGATCTAGGTTCTGGCACTTCATACCGGACAACTGCGGGCTCTTGGCAAGCCGGTAACTTTTACGGAGCCACAGGCGCAACCAGCGTAGTCGCAACCAACGGGGCAACCTTCTACATCACCGGCGTACAACTCGAAGCTGGCTCAGTAGCAACACCGTTCGAGCGCAGAGATTATGGGCGTGAGTTGATTATGTGTCAGCGGTATTATGAGAAATCATACAGCATTGCCACTACACCGGGAACCGTAGCAACGTCGGGATTTTTGTGGAACTACATGGGTCTTAGCTCTGGTAGTGTTACTGATGTTGGCAGTACAGCGCATTTTAAGGCATCAAAACGTGCTACTCCAACGATGACGTATTACTCACCAGATACCGGAGCATCTGGAAAAGTGTCTATGTGTGATTCGTTTGGCAATGCAGCAGATGCTAATGCTCAATCTGATGGTGTTAATGAAAATATGTCTACTGTTTATGGGGCTAGAGCAACAAGTGTAAACGCTCAAATTAGAGTGCATTGGGTTGCGTCTGCGGAGCTTTAATTATGTACAAACTACAAACATCCTTTGGTACAAGTTTTATTGTCCGTATTGCAGACAATGCTTTCATTCCTATGAGTGAAGACAACACCGACTATCAAGCCTATCTAAAGTGGCTTTCCGAAGGCAACGAACCATTGCCAGCAGATGAGGTGTCAGGTGAATGATTGGCTGACTAACCTTGGCGTGGGTGCTGGCGCTGCTGTGGCCGGTGCCTATGCCATGTACCGTAAGGTGCTAGCTGACAACCGCGAAGGCCGCATCAACAGCACGACAGACGCTGCTACCCAGCAGGTCATCCAGATGCTGCGGGATGAAGTGTCGCGCCTGTCTGATCGGCTGGCTGCGGTCGAAGAGCAGAACCGCAAGTGCGAGGAAGCTAATGATGCCTTGCGCGAAGAGATCATCAGCATGAAAAAGCAGCTCCACCTGTTCTGATGTTGTGCTTGATCCGATCACAATTGCTGCGGCATACAAGGCCTGTACCACAGCAATCGATCTTGCCAAGAAGGGTGTCGAACTTTACAAGCAGATCAAGAGTACCAGCGGGGATGTCAGCGACGTACTGAAAGACCTGCGAGAGCAGTACAACAGAATAGCCAGCCCGAGTAAGGAGCAGACGAAGCAGTACAACGAAGAGGTAAAGAAGGTGCAGGAGGTGGCGAAGGCCACGCCGGATGATGTGCTGAATGACATCTGGTCAAACCTTGGCAACTTCATTGACCAGTACGAGGCGCTTGCAAAGATATATGTGCAGAGCGAGGCAGCAGCGAAGGAGGTTTACAAGGGTGATCTGTCGCTAGGTCGCAGGGCTCTGGAGCGTATCCGTCTGGAGTCTAAGCTGGACGAGATGCTGGCGCAGGTGCGAGAGCAAATGGTCTACAACACGCCACCGGAGCTGGGGTCTGTGTGGTCAAGGTTTGAGAAGGCATGGCACGACATTCAGAATGAGCAGGCAGATGCGCTGGCAATAGAAACCAGAAAGATTCAGGCAGCTAGATGGCAACGAAAGCAGGCGGTAAATCGGCTCAAGGCGCGTCTGGTATACGTTGGGGCGACCGTGTTCGTGATTCTATGGGCGGTGGGAATAATGCTTCTGGTGGTCAGAAGCGCGACAATGAGGATGTACCTTGGTCACTGATTGCTACAGTAATGGCTGTGGTGCTGATGTTCTTTATCGTCATGCCGATCCTGGCTTTCATGTACTACGACATGTGGTTCGCCACCCAGGCTGCGGTGCATGAAGTAAAGAAGATGAAACAATTAAGGCGTGAAATACAGGAAGAGCGGAGGCAAGGCAATGCTTACAGAGAGCCAACTGAAGCAACTGATCCCAGGGAATAAGTATGTGTCCTATTGGCACAACGCACTGGAGCAGCTGCTGCCGGACTATGACATCAATACGCCCCAGCGCATTGCATCCTTTATTGCTCAATGCGCCCATGAGTCTGGCAACTTTGTCGCACTAAAAGAGAATCTTAATTACAAGTGGGAAACCCTGCGCAGGTTGTTCCCTAAATACTTTCCCACCGATGAGATGGCCAAAGATTATGCCAGCCGCCCCAACCGGCAAGAGGCTATTGCAAACCGCATCTATGCTGGCCGCATGGGCAATGGCGATGAGTCTAGTGGCGATGGTTTTCGTTACTGTGGCCGTGGTCTTATCCAGCTCACTGGACGATCAAACTACCAGGCATTTGCTGACAGCATTGAGGTTGACGGCAGGCCACTGAATATCGACGAGGTGCCTGAGTACCTGGCTACCTTCGAGGGCGCTGCACAGTCTGCCTGCTGGTTCTGGGAGACCAATGGTCTAAACAAATTCGCCGACGCTGATGACATCCTCGGTATGACGAAGCGGATAAATGGCGGGGTCATAGGGCTGAACGACCGGATCAAGCATTACAAACACGCGCTGCATGTGCTGGGGGTGCAATGAGATACCTGCTGATCTTGCTGCTGTTGGTTGGGTGCGAAGACAGATTCAGATACCCGTGCCAGGACAATAAGAACTGGAATAAGCCCGAGTGCCAGCGACCGACCTGTGCGGTGACCGGCACTTGCCCCGACCAGCTGGTGCCAGCTGCTGACTTTAA